CAGAACACCATCTTTGTTGCTGATGTAAGCCGGTTTGTGTTTGCGTTTGGCTGTAATGACTACAGCAGTACGGCGCAAGATCCTATGTTGATTCGTTGGTCTGACCAAGAATCAGTGACAAACTGGACACCTTCGGCAACAAACCAAGCCGGTAGTATTCGCCTATCTCATGGATCAGAAATTATTACTGTAGTACAGACCCGTCAAGAGATTGTGGTTTGGACTGATTCATCTTTGTATTCTCTCCAATATCAAGGCCCGCCAGCAGTTTGGTCAAGTCAGTTATTGGGAGATAACATCTCTATCATTGGCCCTAATGCGGCTGTTGTTGCATCTGGTGTGATTTACTGGATGGGCGTAGAGAAGTTCTACAAATACGATGGTCGCACACAGACTATGCGTTGCGATCTGCTCCGTCACATCTTTCAAGACATTAACTTAGCGCAGGCATCCCAAGTGTTTGCAGGAACCAACGAGGGCTTTAACGAGGTCTGGTGGTTCTATTGCTCTGCTAATAGCACTGCGGTTGACTTGTATGTCATCTATAACTACTCAGAGGATGTCTGGTCTTACGGGACACTGGGCCGCACGGCATGGCTTGATTCAGGACTGCGTGACCATCCAATAGCCGCTACATACTCATATAACCTTGTTAACCATGAACAGGGTAATGACGATAACGTAAGTGGTACACCAGCGGCTATTTCTGCCATCATTGGTTCTGCTGAGTTTGACATTGATGACGGCGATCACTTTGGCTTTGTCTGGAGAATGCTCCCAGACATTACATTCCGTGGATCTGACGCAGCTTCACCTCAAGTCACAATGTCGCTAATCCCCATGCAAAACTCAGGTTCAGGATATAACAATCCAACTTCTGTAGGGGGAAACCCAAGTGCCACAGTGACGCGCACCTCTACTTCAGTGATTGAGCAATTTACAGGTCAGGTGTATGTCAGGGTGCGAGGCCGTCAGATGATTATTCAAGTTGAATCTAATCAACTAGGATGCGCTTGGCAGTTAGGAAGCCCCCGTATTGACATCAAACAAGACGGCAGAAGGGGTAACACATGATTGTTATTTCTGAGTTTGACATTAATCAGGTTGCCGCGCCTAACCTACCGCTGTCTCCACTTGAGTATGACCGGCAGTATGCCGACCAGCTAAACAACGTGCTTCGCCTGTACTTCAACAGGGTTGATGCTATTTTGAACCAGCTAAAGACGGATGAGATTATCCCAGCTTTGACTAACTACACAGTAGCAACGTTGCCAAGCGCGGTTACTTCTGGCAAGGGTGCAAGGTCTTTTGTAACAGATGCTTTGGCTCCTGTATTTGGATCGACTGTTGCGGCTGGCGGTGCAGTGGCTACGCCCGTATACTCTGACGGAACGAATTGGAAGGTCGGATAATATGTCTTGGACACCAGAATACCCCGAATGGCCCGCGCCCAGACCTGAAACTGATTACTTTGCTCAGCAGTTTGGAGATGACTTTGGTGGGGATGCCATATCTCAGAATCAAGCGCTCATTAATTTTATTAATGAACAACCCAATCCGTTTAATCCAAACTCCGATATTATTGAAGAGCCGCTTCCATTTGAGTCAACTCAAAATTTGATACAAGATGAGTCGCCTCCACCAGAGCCTCCTACACCACCTCCTACACCGCCTCCTGCACCGCCACCTGCGCCCGCTGCGCCAACGGGGATAGCTGCGCTTGCGCCAGCAACTACAGTCAAACCTTCAGACCAAGAGATTGTTAAGTTCCTTACCGATAACCCTAGCTTAGGAGATGTTGAGATTGCTAGGATTATGGATAGCACTGGGTTAAGACCAGAAGATATTGCACGAGCCACAAACAGTAAAGTAGAAGACGTAACCGCTAGGTACGAGGCAGTAACTCCAACTGCGCCCGCTGCACCCGCCGCTCCTACAACTACGCCTGCTAGTGCTGTTACTCCACCAGCAGACACTACTGCCGCAGCCGACAAAATAAAACAACAAATCCTTGGTCAAGGCATAACCAGCAAATGGTCTGGTGAAGGGTTTGGCTCGGCTGAAGCCAATGCTGCGGATATGGCTAAGATCATGGCCGGAATCGGTATCACAGACATTAAACAGTTTGGTAAGGTTCCTATTCTTGAACAAGCCGTAGTGAAACAAGGTTACAACGGTCAAGCCGCTCAACAAGATGAAGATGGTAACTACTTCATTGTTCAACCTTCTGGTGAGTATGACAGTGAAGGCAATCAGATTTCTACAAGAGTTAATGTAGATCCATCTAAATTAGAAAAAGTATACGGGACTTACCAAAATTTAAGCGGTAACCCTGAAGAAGTTTCAAGTTTTGTTGCTGTTGACCCATCTAAAGTAATTACAAAAGATGGCGTGCCAATGGTTCAAACCGGCACTACTTTTGGCAATAAAGAAACTGGTCAAGCCGTTCCTATTACATACAGCGAGCGTCAAAAAGGTGACTTCTTTGGTGGAACCTTTGCGGGTAAAGGTAACACTGGCTATGGTGTAAAGTTTGATTCTCAAGGTAACCCCATCTTTTACACACAAGGCGCGTCCTCAAATGACCTAGCCAACATCATGAAGGATCTGGGCCCTATTGGGCAGATCGGCTTGGCTATTGCAACTGGTGGTTTATCTATCCCACAGCAGATTGCCGCGAACATGGCAATTCAAGTGCTCAGTGGTAAGGATATTGGTGATGCCATAAAAAGTGCCGCGATTAGCTTTGCAGGTTCTCAAATTCCCGGCATGGATTTTATGTCGGATGGCGCTTCGTTTATTAAAGATCTTGGTCTTTCAGAAGCAGTTACAAACACCTTGACTAAGTCGTTCCAAAATGCTGCGGTTTCCGCTGGTACTGCACTGCTCTCAGGTCAAGATGTTGGGCAAGCCATGCTTAGAGGCGCAGCCACTGGTGGTGTTAATGGCGCGGTCAATTCACTTCTCGGTAATATTGAAGGGTTTGGTAATCTTACCGGTGCTCAAAAAGCTATGGTTACCAATGCTGTAACAGGCGTAATTTCAGGTAAACCTTTAGATCAGATTGTTATTAACACTGCGATAAACGCGGCCAATTCAGCAATTGCCGAAGCAAAAAACGCAAGCACAGAAGACACATTAACCAAGGCTGGTTTAACCAATACAGACACTACTTCTAGCACTAAAGATGCGTTAACAAGCCCAGATACAACCGCAACTACTTCTAAATTAGCTACCAAAGATATTACTTCGTCTATTACCGGCACAGACAAAATAGACACGATTGACACTGACATCACAAAGATCCTCCAAAATGCGGGCTTGACACAAGATACAGAGTTTGGTGACTTGCAAGGCGCTATAGATAGAAATGCAGCCGCTGGCCCTGGTACTACTTCTTTTAAAGACGCTTATGCTGCGGCTCGCTTAGCTTACGGCCCCGATAGAACTTTTGAATGGAATGGCAAAAAGTATACGACTGAATCGGCCACCGAAGCAGAGAAAAAAGCCGACGCTAAGATTGCTTCGCTTAACCAGTCTAATTTGTCTACGATTACTGATGCAGCTAAAACAGTTGCTGCGCAGAATGACACTGCCGCCCGTAATGCGGCACTTGCTGAAACTGCTGCACGAATTGCCGCACTCAAAACTTCTAACACCGATGCTGGTGGTAGCTACGTAAACGACGTTCAATACGATGCAAACGGCAATGTGACCGGCGGCAGTATGAACCTGTCTGAGCGCGGTAAGATTGCCGAGTATGCTGGTGCGCTGGCGTTGGACTCTACGTCTCAGATTGCTTCATTTGTTACGGGTACGCTTAAAGCTGTTAACGTTCTTGAACGCGGCGGTACGGTAGATAATGCGGTTAATAGTTACGCGGATTTTGCTAAAGCTAAAACACCCGCAGAGATGCAAGCCGCTAGCGCGGACTTCTCTAAAAATATGGCTGCGGCTAAAGACGGTTGGGATGCTCTGGCTGTTGTGGGTAAAACTATTGTTAGTAACCCCGGGTTTGTAGCTTACAACGTAGCGTCTGAAATTCTCCAAGAAGGAGCGCAGCTTGTTGCGTCTGGAGGCGTGCTTACTGCGGCTAAGCTAGTTGGCGCTGCCCCTAAAATTGCTCGGGCTCTTGGTATTGCTACCGAAGTTGTCTTAGACATGATGGAGTCGGGTGGCGGTGCTGCTGAAGACGCTTACAAACGCGCTAAAGCTGCCAATATGTCCGATGCCGAAGCGCAGGCTGCATCACAAAAAGCGCTGGCTATTGGCGCGGTAACTACAGGTACGCTGAACTTAGTCCCCGGTGGTAATGCGCTGACTAAACAAATATTCGGTGATTCCGCAGGTAAGCTTGGTGCAAAAGAAATAGCTACGACCGCTGCTAAAGTTGGTTTTAAAGAAGCTGGCGTAGAAGCTGTAGAAGCTGGTGTTATTGAAGGCGGCACACAAAAGATTATTGATCCAGATAAAGATTTAAACTGGACTCAGATTGCTGGTACAAGTGCATGGGAAGCTGTTATTGGCGGCAAGACTACAGCTACTATTAGTGCTGTTGACTCTACTATTTCATCGCTTCAAGACTCCGGCCTATCTGAGACAGAAATTAAATCTGTTGCGGATACTGCAGCCGACACCATTAAGTCAAGCACCTCCCCAAGCGATGCGTCAGATGCGCTCATTACACAACTGCAAAACGCTGGGCTTACAGAAACGCAGTCTATAACTGCATCTAATGAGATTATTGGCGACCAAATTTTAGGTAGTAAACAAACACTTGACAACTTAGGCGTCACAAAACTTGACGGTGACCAAGTTGTAGCTACAGATTCTGATGGCAACAAAGTTACTCTTTCCGAGTTGCTTGGTGAATCGGCAACGGGTAAATCTTCTGGCGAAGTAAAAGTTAATCCGTCTACGGTCATTGGCACAAATGAAGAAGGTAAGAGCGTAACGATTGCAGAACTGACTGCTATTACAACAAGTAAAGCAAACATAGAAGCTCAAGCTAATATAACCGCCCAAACTAAAGCCGCTGCTGATGCGCAAGCTAAAGCAGATGCACAAACTAAAGCTGCCGCCGACGCACAGGCCAAAGCGGAAGCTCAAATTAAAGCGGCAGAGGCCGCACAAGCTAAAGCCGTCGCTGATGCTGCCGAGGCAAAAACCCAAGCAGAAGCCAAAGCCGCAGCAACCGCTAAAGCCGCCGCAGATGCACAAGCTAAAGCTGCAGCAGAAGCTAAAGCCGCAGCGGACGCCAACGCTAAAGCAACCGCAGAAGCGCAAGCTAAGGCAGAAGCCCAAACTAAGGCTGCAGCAGAAGCTCAAGCCAAAGCGGACGCCAATGCTAAAGCCGCAGCAGACGCCAAAGCCGCCTCAGAAGCACAAGCCAAAGCAAGTGCTGATGCCCAAGCTAAAGCAGAAGCCCAAACTAAAGCCGCAGCAGACGCCAAAGCCGCCTCAGAAGCGCAGGCCAAAGCAAGTGCTGATGCCCAAGCCAAAGCGGAAGCCCAAACTAAAGCCGCCGCTGACGCTAAAGCCGCCTCAGAAGCGCAAGCCAAAGCAAGTGCTGATGCCCAAGCCAAAGCAGAAGCGCAAGCCAAAGCAAGTGCGGATGCCCAAGCCAAAGCGGATGCCAACGCTAAAGCCGCAGCAGACGCTAAAGCTGCCTCAGAAGCGCAAACCAAGGCAAGTGCCGAAGCACAAGCTAAAGCAGAAGCTCAAATCAAAGCCGCTGCCGACGCACAGGCCAAAGCAGATGCAAATGCCAAAGCTGCTGCGGACGCTCAAGCTAAAGCGGAAGCCCAAACTAAAGCCGCCGCTGACGCTAAAGCTAAAGCAGAAGCCGACGCTGCTGCTGCAAAAACTCAAGCAGAAGCCAAAGCCGCAGCAGCTGCTAAGGCCGCAGCAGAAGCTCAAGCCAAAGCCGCAGCAGAAGCTAAAGCCATAGCTGATGCAAATGCTAAAGTAACCGCAGAAGCTCAAGCCAAGGCAGAAGCTCAGACTAAAGCCGCCGCAGAAGCCCAAGCCAAGGCAGAAGCTCAGACTAAAGCCGCCGCAGACGCCAAAGCTAAAGCAGAGGCCGATGCCAAAGCTGCCGCAGATGCCCAAGCTAAAGCAAACGCGGATGCCAAAGTCGCTGCCGATGCTCAAGCCAAAGCAGATGCAGATGCTAAAACTGCTTTAGCAGCTCAAGTTAAAGCAGATGAGGAGGCTAGGAAAGCTGCAAGTGCGCAAGCTAAAGCAGATGATGATGCTAAGACTGCCGCAGCCGCTCAAGCTAAAGCGGACGACGATGCCAAAAAAGCTGCGGATGCGCAAGCTAAAGCAAATGCACAAAGTAAAACCGCAGCAAGGGCCAAAGCAGAATTAGATGCCCAAGCCAGAGCCGCTGCTTTAGCTTTTTCTCCGTCGCAGCCAGCAGACACGTTCTACTATGGCAAAGACTTTGGCTCTAAAAAACAAAAGGTTAGCAAAAAAGGTAAGCTAAAGCAGGACGAGTACAAAGCGTTGAGCGTCACCAAAGCCGGCGCTGAGGGCGAAAAAATTGAAGAAGAAGCACTTGCCCAGAAGGACAAAACCGACGAAAATGATGTCGAAGAATTGCTTAAAAATATTGAAGGATCAAGCGATAATGCTATGACTCCCGAAGAACTTGAAGAAATCATAAGGCAAGGAGCCTAATATGGATGAAATTGACTGGAGTGTGGATAATAGCGGGTATGACACCGCTGGGTCAGAGCTTGATAGCTATCTTCAAGGTGGCGGGTATTACGCAAATGATGTTGTTGCTGACGATGGCACGACCGCTGGTATTAGCAATCAAATAGCAAACTTAGGTAGTAGTGGTTTATTTAGTGGCGCAGATTTAGCCAAGTTGTTTGCTGGCTCCCCTTTACTTAAAACTTTGGGTGCTGCTGGCCTAGGCAAATTAGCTGACAAGATTTTTGATGTACAAAAAGGCCCCGGTGGTTACAAAGGCGGTATCCCAGAGTTGGTTTCTTCCCGCCAGATGATGCCTATTCCAACGACTATGCAAAATGCAGCCGGTCAAACAGTAGCTCGCCGACCCGGTTCTGGTGGCGTTGCTTACTTTAGCCCTAATCAATACCTATCACCTGCGCAAGCTGCTGCGGCAAGGACTGCTCAACCCGCAGTGCAACCGCCTATGCAGCCAACTGAAGCCAATCCAACTATAGTTCCTGAATACGCTCGTGGTGGCATTGCCAATTTAGGTGGTTACTCAGATGGCGGTCGTTTACTCCGTGGCCCCGGTGATGGCGTATCTGATAGTATCCCAGCTACGATTGGCAAAAGACAACCTGCTCGGTTAGCCGACGGTGAATTTGTAATTCCAGCACGTATTGTTTCTGAACTGGGCAATGGCTCAACAGAAGCTGGTGCGCGTAAACTATACGCAATGATGGACAGAATTAAGAAGGCTCGCAGCAAAGCCAAGAACATCGCTGCTGATACTAAATCAGACAAGCATTTACCCGCTTAAGGAACGACTATGGCTACTGCACCTTTATCAAATGTCGGAGGCACCGCAGCTTCAGCATTACCCGCTGCTGGTGGTACTTCGGAATCCACACTCTCTAGCTGGGCTGGGCCGTATGTAACTAATATGCTTGGCAGAGCCCAAGCTGTAGCAAACGAGCCCTACCAAGTCTATGGCGGCCCAATGACTGCGGGTGAATCTGGCCTGCAAAATAAGGTGTTTCAAGGTTTGGGTAATCTTTCGTTCCCCGGGCAGTTGGGTCAAAGTTTTAGTTCTACTGGCGCGTATCAACCTCCAGCTATGGGTGGTAATGCTTATACTCCCGGCGCTATCGGTACAGGCGCGGGTGCGGGGGTAAGTGGCGGTATTGGCTCATTAGGCGGTACTACTGGTACAACAGGCGCTAGCACTCCGGGCATAGCTGCTCAGTACATGAATCCGTATTTGCAGTCTGTGCTTAACCCACAGTTGGAAGAACTACGCAGGCAATCACAAATTAATATGCAGCCCGGCATGGCTAAGATGACTCAAGCTGGTGGTTATGGCGGTGGTCGTCAAGCCATTATGGAATCTGAAGCTAACCGCAATTTGCTGCAAGAACAAAATAAAGCAATCGGCCAAGGGTACGCAAGTGCGTACGACAAAGGCATGGGTCAGTTTAATATTGAACAGGGTCAAGGTAAAGATTTGGTCAACATGCTGGCTAACGCAGGTCAAGCACAGCGCGGTATTGAACAAGAAGGTATCACTGCCGATTACAATGAGTTCTTGGCACAACGCGATGATCCAATGAAGAAAACCCAGTACTTGCAGTCTATGTTGCAGGGCTTGCCGTATCAGACAGTAACTAACAGCCCACTAGGTAAATCCGGTATGGGGCAGTTAGCTGAGATTACTGGTAGTTTGCCTAGCGTTGAGCAAACGCTTAAAGATCTTGGTTTGATCCCAAAATAAAAGGTAGCAGCATGAACTTAATGGAAGTACAAAGCAGGCTAAATAAGCTGCCCCCTCTACCAGAGTCAATTCAGTATTTGACGGCGGCTGCACAGGGCGGTAACACCCAAGTGCCTCCGTTTATGGCGCTTGCTCGTATTAGCGAAATCAATAAAGAAATGCAGTCGGCGCAGAATAAGCCGCAACCACCTGCTGAACCTTTAAACCAAAGCTTGCCTAAACAAGCCCTGCAGAGCATGGGTATTGGCGCACTACCTCAAGGACAACCCGCGCCTCAAGGTATGCCACAACAGGGCGCTCCCCAAGGTATGCCACAGCAGGGCGCTCCCCAAGGTATGCCACAGCAAGGTGCTCCTCAACAAGGCGCTCCTCAACCCGTTCGTATGGCAGCAGATGGTGGCCTGATGAGTCTACCTGTAGACGATAGTATGTTTGAGTACGGCTCAGGTGGCGTTGTTGCTTTTCAAAATGGCGGGCTTAATAAAGCAGAAGAAACCCCTGCTGAAGAAGTTGCAGTTGCTGAAGAAGCCGCAGTTGAAGATGAACCCGGCTACGATGCAGAAGCAGAGTTGAAGAAGCTCATGCCTCAAATTCAAGTTTTGATGAAGCAGGGCGTGCGCCCTATTCGTACACGAGCAGAAATAGAAAGAGGCTTAAACAAAGATTACGGTGTTGAAGAAGGCCCAATTGGTAAAACTTACTTGACCGGTCTCGCCTCTTTACAAGAAGCTAAAAATGCCGAACGAGCTAGAAAGCAAGCTAACATTGATAAGAGCAAAGAATTTATAACGCCTAGAGCTTTGCTTGACTATAGCGATGCAACCCGTGGTCAAACAGGTATGGGCGGTATTGGTGCATTAGCCCGCAGTCGCATGAATGCTACTGAAAGATACATGGGCGAGGAAACTGGGTTGCGTGAAGACGCTATTAAACAAGCTGAGTTGATGAACGAGGCGCAGTACAAATTCCAAGGTTTGCGTCAAGCGCAAAGAGATGGCGATATTAAGGCAGAACAGAAGAATGATCTGGACTTGTCTAAGATTGCTAAAGACTTGGGCGTGTCTAAGAACAATCTTATGGCTCGACTGGTTACAGGTAACCTTAACCTTATGGGCAAGTACGAAACTGCTCAAGCTTCACGCGATGTTGCCGCTACTAGGGCTGCAAACAAAAACGCTAATAAACCACCTAGAGAAACAGATCAGCAAAGGGGTGTAAGGGCTATTGCTGCGGGCTTAAAAGAAAAATTCCCAGACATGTCTGAAGCGGAAATTGAAGCTTTGGCAACTAACCTTTACAGGCAATCATCCGCCGCTCCCGCTGTTGCTGCAAGAGAAAGAAAAGACATAAACGAAGACTGGCGTAAGCATCAGTTTACCGTCTCTTACCTTGACGCTAAAGATAAAGATGCGTACGAACGTGAGTGGAGAAGAAAGTGGATGGCAGCTAACCCCGATGCGGCCCCCGCCGCTCCAGCACCTGCGGCTGCTAAACCCAAATCAGTGCTTCCACCGGGCTCTACACCGGGTAAATTTGTACCCGGAAAAGGTACAGAAATCTATAAAGATGGTAAGCTAATCGGCTACGCAAACTAAACGGGTAGCACATGGCACAAACTTTTACCTCCTTCACACCGGTAGAAGAGGCGGAGGCTAAACCACCCGCTAACTTTACTTCCTTTACACCTTTAGAGAACGCTGTCCCTGCGCCAGTTAAACCTATAAACGGATTTCCAACCTCTGCTCCAGTTAAACCTGTAGACGGATTTCCAACCTCTGCTCCAGCCCCAGTAGCGCAAAGGCCAGCGGCTCAATCGTTCTTGCCCCCGCAAGTGCCTAAGCCAGAACCGGACAGAAGTTTTTCACCTCTTGATGAGGCTTCAAAAGCTGTTGTTAGCGCAGCTACTATTGGTATTCCAAGTTCAGTTGAGCAGTTCAAACTGGCTGGTAGTGCTGAAGTTCTTGGTAACACTATCCAGCAAATGCAGTTGCTAGACAAGATCGACAAAGGAGAAATCAAATCTCCTAATGAATTGCCCCGTGACCCTCGGGTACGTATGTACTTTGCCTCTAAGCCAGAGGTGCGTGGCCGACTGCGAGAGTCAATCACTAAAGACCTAACTAATAATAAAGAGTTCGTAAACGCCTCCCTTAGTTTGCTGTCTCAGTATCAACGCGAGAACCAAAAGTACAAGCCACGGCAAGAAAAACTTTTAGAAGTTGAAAGCGCCGCTGACTTTGGTAATTGGCTAGCTAGTAGCATGGGCTCGGGCGCAGTGTACGCCATACCTTCTATTGTTGCTGCGATTACTACAAAACAACCGGGCTTGCTAGCTTTTGGTACAAGCATGGGTTACAGCGAGGCCGTTAGCAACCGCCTTGAGGCAATGGCTACGGAACTTAAATCTTTGCCGCCAGAAGAAAGAGCCGCTCGTGTAGCTCAAAGGCTACGAGAAACCGACGACGTTAACTTAGCCGTTGCGATTAGTTCTGGCGCATTAGATTTAGTGCTTGGCCCTGCGGCTAAAGTAGCTAAAGAAGGCGTTAAAGGTTTTATAAAATCGGCGGGCCGTGCGGGTGCGGCTAAAGAATTAGTTAAAGAAATCCCCAAACAAAGTGGGCAAGAGTTTGTAGCCGGTGCTGGTCAAGAAGGCGCACAGGCCGCAGGTAAAGTTCAAACTGGCGAGCGCAAAAAGTTTGCTACTGTAGAAACTGCCAAAGAAATGTTTGAATCCGGCGCAAAAGAAGCTGCCGGTTCTATTGCCCCTACTGCGGGTCTAGGCGCTATTAACATAGCCCGAACTCCAAGCGCTCCAAAAGCAACTGTAGAAGAAACAAAGATTGAGCCAACTTTTGATGCGGAGTTGGATAAAGAAACTCAAACAACTCAAAAAGTACAACCTGCGCCCACTACGGTAGTTTCGGAACCTGCCCCTATTAAAGAACAAGCAACGTCAGAACAAATTAAAGAAGCCGCCGCTATATTAGAGCGTCGTGGTATTGACCCTGCTGATGCGCTACGCATTGCAACTGCTAGACTCGGCGGAACACCAGAGGTTACAGAAACAAATGCGCCTATTGAAGAGGGAGCGGAAGATGTTACAAAACCTATCAGTGAAGCAGGTGGAGAGAGCCCTGCGCTATCTGCACAATCAGCCGACAACGTTCCCACCACCACAGGAGTTAGAGAAGCTGAACGAGATGGAATGGTTTCTACTAGAGCGGATGTTACAGAGTCTACTGAAAGAGAAGGATCTAAACCCGTTGCAGTAGAAGAAGTACGTCAAGATAACATAACTAGCCTAGACGAAAAACGTAAACAACGAGTTGCTGAAATAGAAGACGCTGCTAGAGCTAAGTGGAACGCCGAATTATTTAACGAAGCCTTACAAAATCAACTTAACGTATTAACTGATTTATATGTAAAAGGAATTGCTACCGATGAAGATGTAAACAACTTTGAGAGCGCAATAGACAATTCAGATGACTCAATGATTGCTGTTGCAAAAATAGGCAAGCTTCTTGCGCCCTTAAAGAAAGCAAGTAGAGCTGCGGAACAACAAAGAATTGAAACGCCCGCTGCAAACGAAGAAACCCCCGTAGAAACTAAAGGAGCCGAACTTGGCACTGAGACCTCTGAAACCGTCCAAACAGCGCAAGAAGGACAAGCGGCATCAACAGCCGGAGCAGTAAGCAAAGGCAAACGTGGTCGGCCAAAAGCTGACATTACGGAAGAGCAACGTGCGGAGAAAGAGAAAGCCCGTACCGAAGGCCGTGCTGAGTACATGAAGGGCGAGCGTGCCCTGCCTAAACTCCAAGCCGATCTAGATAAAGCCAACGCGCCTATTGATGAGACTAACATTGCCGACGATGAAGGTTTAACTAACGCGCAGAATGAAAAGCGTGCGGCTAAGCGCAATGCTATTAACGCAATGCTGGACTTAGAAGCTAAACACCGTGGCACTGCTTTAGGTGGTCGTGTTAAAGCCGCGCTTGCTGATCGCTCAAAGATTTCTCAAAAAGAATATGACGACGTAGTTGCCGGACGCAGGTACAAAGATAAAGAGCGAGTAAACAAAAGCTCCGCAAGCAATGACGAAGTTGAAGCCGCAGATGAAGGTTTTAATAAAGCAACCAATGCCGCGCAAGCACTGACTAGAGTTATTAAGACGGGAACTGGCTTTCAAAAGCTCTTGGCCAAACGCCTTCGCGCATTAGTAGCTGGCGTTAACTTTGTTGTAGTTGAGGAAACTGACCCGCTGCCAGAACAATTGTCTCGCCATCAAGAAGCTTGGGGCAATGACAACTCCCGTGCCCGTGGTGTTTACTTTGAAAACACAGCTACCGGTGAGCGTACTATTTTTGTGCGCGGTGCTAGCGCGGGTAGCTTCCAAGGTATCAATAACACCACAGTACTGCACGAAGCGCTTCATGCTGCGCTGCAACAAAAACTTGAGTTGGCCCTCCTTGCTGTTCAACGTGGGTTCTCTGGTGATGCCAAGCTGGTACGTGCGTACAACGATCTGATTGCGGTGATGAACAACGCTAAGGACGAGTACAACCGACTGGCTAATTTGGGTGAGTTGCCCGCAGAAATGTTCTACCTAAAGACTGTGTCGGGTGTGTTTAGCAATCCGCATGAGTTTGTTTCCTACGGCATGACCGACCCCTTCTTCCAAAAGTTCCTGATGGGCGCTTACGGTTTTGAGGAGGAGACAGGTTTCTTTACTCGGTTTGTAGATGCGCTCCGCGAGATGCTCGGCATGGCTACTGACACCGTCAATGCGCTGTCAGATTTGATTTTAGTTACCGACAAGCTTGTGTCTTCTAAGCTGACACCTACGATGAAAATGATTGCTAAGGCTGATAAAGCTAACGCAGTACGTGAAGCTCGTGTCGGCAAAATCTACACCCAGACTCCTAAGATGCCAGAGCAAACAGGTGCAGAGGTACAAGAAACTCAAGCCGAGATTGAAGAAAAGGTGCAGTATCACCTTGAGCAAATCCAAAAAAGCCGAGATGCAGAAGAGGCCGCTAAGAACGCTTCTTTACTTTTTGCTTTGCGTAATCCTAAAAAGATTTTGCCAGCGCTTAACCGTTTGTGGAAATCCATGGACAGAGTGCAAATGAAGACTGTCTTAGCGCAATTAAATATTGATGTTGCCGCAAGCTGGGGTTCTTCGTACGTTCCTGAGCTAGCCAATACAAACGTGCTAATGCAAAAGATGGCGGGTATGACTCAAATTCTTATGGAAGCCGCTGCCGATATAAGCACTGATGCTATGCGCGTATTCGCTAAGAACCCCGGTGAAATGAGAAAGATTCAAGACGTAGCACTTGCTGCAACACTAAAAAGAATTGATCCCGCCGACAAGAGCGCTACTCGCCGCAGCGCAACGTTAGACAAAATGTTTAATGATCTGACCCCTGACGGTCAACGGGTGTACAGAGAGATGCGCGACCACCTCAACGACATGACTGACTACTACATGCTGTTGCTTGAGGAAAGTATCAATGCTGAAAATATTCCAGAAGACGGCAAAGCGCTTATCATGGCGCGGATCAAACAAATCTACGAAGCTAGCAAACGCATTACTCCATACTTTGCTTTGACTCGTGAAGGCCCGTATTGGTTGTCGGTCAAAAAAGGATTAGGTGGCGAGCGTGAGTTCTGGATGCGCCCATCTTTGGCTGAACGAGATGCGTTAGCTGAACAATTTGTAGCAGACGGCATCCCTAAAAGTGACATTACTACCGGCAACAACGTTGCTGATTTGCGCAAGACTACCTACCAAAAGAGTGACTTGCTTAAAGATGTGTTTGCCGCAATTGAAGCCGTAAAAGACACTGACCCTAAAGCTAAAGAAAATTTAAAAGACTCTGTGTACGAGTTGTACTTGCGCACAATGCCTGAGAACTCTTTCCGTGGGCAGTTTGTTGAGCGTCAAAACATTACCGGCTTTAGTACTGATGTACTGCGTGGCTTCAATGAAACCGCAGTCAAGATGGCAGTGCAACTGTCAAGGTTAAAGTACGGCCCACAACTGCGTCTTTCTATATCTGCTGCAAGAGATTCGGCTAAAGGCAGACCTGAAGTTGAAGTATTTATTGACGACATGGAGCGTCGAGTTGTATCGGAGCTAAGCCCAAGAGAACGTGATGGGTTTGATACGTTTGCAACCATTATGAATAGGTTGTCGGCAATTACTTATTTGTCCGGCCCTTCTACCGCGCTTATTCAACCAATCAGCATTTTGCAAACCGGTGTTGTTATTCTGGGTGCAAGATATGGATATGGGGCGGCCTTCGCTGAACTGGGCAAGATGTCCAAGTTCTGGGATGAGTTTGCTGTTACTAAGAAACGTCTTGATGGCACTACGGCATGGGTCATGCCAACCATTGAAAACTCAAAAGCGCTTGCGCTTAATGAAGAAGAAAAGCGGGCTGTGCAACAAATGCGGTTACGTGCGGTTACTTCTTCTACTTACGCAAGTGAGTTGTTTGAGTTCAATGTTAAGTCTACCGAAGAGGTAATGTCTAAAACAGAGAAAGCTAAAGTTGCGGCTGCGTCCATGACTTTTGGTTTGCTTCATTCTGCCGACCGCATGGCACGCGAAGTTGTTTGGCTTTCTTCTTACCGCCTTAACCGAAAGACTAAAACGTTTGAAGAGGCTGTTGACCAAGCGGTTATTGATACCAACGAATCACAAGGTAACTTTGCCGACTACGCTAAACCTGCGTTAATGAAAGCCCCCGGCGGTAGACTTGCGTTGCAGTTTATGACGTTTGCATTGAACATCATGACGCTGTTGATTCGCAACTTCTATCGCATGATTGCTGGGTTAAACGGCGAAGGGCGTGCTGAAGCGTTTAAGATTTTCTTTGGTACGCTGAGCAGTACAGCTTTGATTGCGGGTGTTACAGGCTTGCCCTTCTACAGCGTTGTCATGGCGTTGCTAAGTTTTGCATGGGAAGACAAAGAGCGCCCACAAGGACTCAAAGACCTTGACCGCGACACATGGTTCACGCAGGTCTATTTGCCAGAAGTACTTGGTGATGTGACTGTAGCCGGTTACAAACTTGGTGACCTTAGCGACTTGGTATCCAAGGGCGTGCTTAACAAGCTGACGGGGCTTGATTTCTCTAGCCGCACATCTTTGAACAACATGTTCTTCCGTGATATTAAAGAAACCCAAAACCCCCGTGAAGAAGTAATAGCGCGGGCGCTAGAACGTGCCGGCCCTGCCGCAAACATGGTCTTAAACTGGGCCGATGCTTATGACGCATTTATGCAGGGTGATACGCAAAGGGGCTTAGAAAAAGTAGCCCCCGCAATTGTACGTAACCTTATAGTTGCTGAAAAGTATAAAACAGAAGGCGCTAAGGACACCAAGGGTGCTGTGATTGCAAAACCCGAAGCGTTTGATAAATGGGACTACTACGGTCAAGCAATTGGTTTTAGGTCGGCTCCGTTGGCAAACGCGCAAGCGGTTAACTTTAAACTGACGGCTATAGAAAAGCGTATTGAAAACGAACGCACTGACCTGCTGAACAACCTTGATCGCGCTTACAGAAACAAAGACATAAAAGAGTACTCTAAGATCAACAGGGATATTAACGAACGTTTTAATCGGATGTACCCATCTAAGCGCATTGATGAAATTGAAAAATCACTTGAGACCCGCGCAGAGGCTAGAGGTAAATCGTGGCGTGGTGTTGAGATAGATGAGCAGAATTCATCATTTGCCTACGAAGCCGCTAAAGCATCCCGCAAGGCGCTCCAAGAGAAAGAAAAAGAAGGAGCCAAGCGTATTGAGCTAGAGAACATGGCTACCAATAGGAAATAAAAAAACCCCCGGGGATTAGCCGGGGGTAAAAGGAGAGGCAACCAAAATAAACCGTCGGCAACTGCTTCCCGACAACTGAAGTTTAGCTCAAAGCCTCCACACTCGCAAACCTTTTATGCCGTCTTCTATGACTACTTTCGTAAGTAGATTCATTTTTAGCCGGCGTGATACTCGACCAAGTTCCGATTTAGCTTTTGCTGTATCAATGCAGGGTACAAAGAACGAGTACCCCTTGCGGAACTTGGCCCAGTTGATCTCATAGTGAACTGTCTCGATTTTCATCGGTGGCTTCTATGTGAATAAAGTCAGCTTGAGACGCATCAAACATCAGGGCACGCACTGCGGGGGACACAACTTTCATGCCCTTGGCCATACGCTTGTTGACTGGTTCTTTAAATACGTTAGCCTCTTTCAACTCTTTAAGTAAATCTTTGTAGTTAATTTGACGTTGCACACAAAAATCTTTAAACGCTTTTGCCGCAATCCATAACAGTTTAGTATCCGGCTCGTAGCGTATAAACAACTCACCCTTTGGCTCCATAGTCGGCATTGGAATCATGTTGCTACGTGCGTCATTCTCGCCGTTCACAACCAAAGCGTGATTCATGTTGCCGTTAATAAACTCACCAAGCGTAGAGGCGGGGTTGCTGATTGGGGGTTTAATGTCCTCACGCATCTCGCCAAGCATACCCACCAACCATGCGTAGACCAGCTTCATGTCGTAGTCGTGCAGTTGCAAGCTCTTAGCAATCAGGCCACCGGCAATGTTACAGGCGGCTACGGCTGACCAGAAACGCTCACGCTGTGTGAACTTAACTTCCTTATCGAGCTTAGCCTGAATCTGGCGCACCAAGTCTTTGGCTTCTTCCAAGTTGTTAACAAGCCATTGAGCGTAAATCTCACCTGCGTGTCCATAGTTCTCGCGCAGTTGATGGTCAAACATCTGCTTACCTACCTGCACATCAATCAAGTTGTTGGGCTTGATCTCATACTCAAGTAGACGCATGGACTCACCATCGGGAGAATCTTTAGCCGCGCCAAGCTTTTGGTAGAAGCTAGCGTTAGAGGATGTTAATGTCATGCCCTGCCAGCTAGTTAGATTGACACGCTCCTCGTTGACCGAGCCGCGCATCTTGTTCTTGCCTCGACCTTGGCTGATGCTGTACGACAGGTCAGAGAACTCCATAGGGCTGGTGTTCGTGATCTCGTCGATTGTGTTGGGCAGGTTGTTCATCACACCGAGCCTGTGCATCTTTGCGTTGAACGTATCCTTCCAGATCGAGGCGTTCTTGACTGGGTGACCCCATACGCTGTTACACATAAACAAGGCTGTCGACTTGCCCGAGCCTGAGCTACTGTGAATCACGTTGATGATTGCACCGGACATACCTGTAAATTTTAACAGTGGTGAACCAAAGGCCGTCAGTGCCGCAAAAGCATGGGGCTCAAGGCCGGGCTGTGCGTACATGTTGAAGACTTCTTTCCACTTATCAAAGTCGCCCTTTTCATTAAGGTACTCGGCTACTGCCTTTGTGATGTGTGAGGGCGGGCTGTAATACACGCCGTCCTTTGTGATCTCTCTGTCGCCAAGAATGAACTTGCTGTCGTTATCGACCCAACCAAACTGTGTTCTCATAATGTCTGCCTTCCGCATAACTTGTAAATTTTTAACCGCTGTAATCACATATACGCACATGAGGTCGACTTGCTTACTAAACAAGCCCACACCCTTAGACGCTAGTGCTTCTCGCAGTTTGTCTTTTGATGAAAGTACTCCGAGTGGGATTGCAAACTCCTTCATGCCGTCCCTTGGTAGGTGCAATCGGAATAGCAATGTCTCCCCAATATCGGGGTCTGTTAGCCGCTTGATGATGTACAGGTCATGCTCATACACAAGGTCTGGTTCTGCTTCGTCATCCGAGGGTCTGCGGTAGATGCCACCGTTCTTACCCCTGAAGAATGGGAATGGATACTCAGGTATGCGTACTGTCTCAACCTCACCGTCTTTGGCTTCGATTACAACATCGTAATCTTCGTCTTCGGCTTCTTCGATCTCTACACCAAGCATGATTGGTGACTTGATCTTGCCCTTGTGTTTACACCCTTCACAACCTGTGGGGTTCTGCTTCTCAAAGGTAGCGCAGTGATGCGGCCCACCCGTGCGTTGCAGGTCATCAACTTTGTACTCGGTCTTAAACCGGTCGTAGTTGGGATGCTCCGCAGACATTTTGTGTATTGCGGAATCTCGGTCGATGCAAAAAGTTGCAATCGAAAGCGCTGAGCGCCATAAGTTGTAGTCGAGTGTGGCTTGATTCTCATAGCAGTGTATTAGTTGGTTACAACCTTCACCCTGCGCTGACTTCAGCATTATTGTTTTGAAACGCTTTACCTTATTCTGCATCACCGATTCCATCAAAGGACTCATAGTGCGCGGGATAAAGTCTGGCCGCTCGTCTTCCGGTTCTACGTCCGGTGCGCCGAGTAGCTCTTTCACTTGTGCGTAGGTCATACGCTGAGTGACTTCGTTAATAACCGTTACTTCTACCGGTTCAGCTTTAAAGTTGTATGTGCCGGGGACACGCAATACTCTGGATGCTTCAAATACAGCAGGGTCGACAATGAATCCTTGCTCTACGCACAACTCACGAAGGCGGTTTGCAAGGGGTTCCCAGTTGTGGCGAGTTATGGTCTCTTCAAGCAACCAGTATGCGTGGATGCCGTAACCTGAACTAACCAAAATTGGTTGTGGTAACCCTACGTTTTTGCAGAACTTCTTGAACTCAGCAAGACCTGTGGCTTGGTCGATGTAACCTTTGATTACTCCCTTTTCATCGGGTACAGCCTTCGTGGGGCCGCAATCAATATCCATCCACAATGCGCGAACATAAGCAACGTTTTCATGTGTGCGGTTGTTGAGTGGGCCGAACTTGGCACAGCCAAAAAACACATCAAACTTGTTACTTACTAGCGTCTCAATCTGTTCATCTACTTCTGCTCGTGTATCGTAAAACTTCTGATCTGGATACTTCCCTAGCCCAAACACACAGTACCGACCCTCTGTGGGTAGCACTGCGTCTAGTAGGTCAAAGCGGGGCATGTTTTTCTTTTGTATTTCTTTGGGCTTTTTTGTAGGTTCTCATCCATTTAATAATCCGGAAACCGTTTTCTTTTGAGGGGTGGGTCTCCCCCGTCAGCCAGTTGTAAATCGTCATTCGACTTACCCCTAGGGCTTCTGAAGCTTCGGTAACCGGAATATCGTTACGGAGTAGGAACTTTCCTAAAGCCACATCCAACGACTTAGAGGTATCGTTTTTAATAGATTCAACTAAGCGTTGGCTGTAACCATAGGTCATAATTATTCCTCGTCACTCCAAGCCTTAACCACGGAATCCAAATCCTTCTTGGTCACAGGTGTAGGCGCGGTCTTAGCAGGGCGTTTGATTGGCTCGTTGATTGCCTCTGCCCTTGCTTTGGAAAGTGCCTTAGCATCTTCTTGTTCAAAAGCTTCACCTAATGGTTTTGGGGCTTCCAACTTAGCGGGCTTGCCAGTCATATCGGCTTGGTATGGTGTCATAACGACCATCTTCAGCACTTCAGGAGTGCTAGCCACTTTGCTTGTCACAGCGTACTGCGTCTTGTTAATGTACTTAGTCGGTGTAAACAACACAGACTGGTTGTCATTGTCTTCGTTGAAACTGATCTGCGTCACAACGTAGTCCAAGCTCTTGCCGTTGTTGGACAAGTACTTAGAGTAGTTTTCAAACGTGTGCGTGTTATCGCCTACGCTCTCGCCAAACAAAGACTTGGATGCCAAGTTCATTTGGTAGACTGAACCTTCAAGCGATGTACCGAAGTCTTCTTCCAACACAAGCGCAATGCGACGCGAGTAGCGGCAAGCCTTAGAGTTGCCTTGGCCTGAGCCTTTAACATTCTGACCGCAACTATCACAACGATCTGCTTGTGGGTTTGTTGAACCTGCATCGGGCGCACGTCCATCATTAGAGAAGCAATCGGGCGCAGTCGGCTCGGCATCAGGACTCCACTGTTTAGCGTAGAAAATACGACCCACAGCAGGGGATGCGTTAACAATCACAGCGTGTAGATTGCCTTTAACCTTGCCCATCTCTTCGCCACCAACTGTCTTACGAAAAATGCCGTTCTTAGGCACAATGCGTTTGACTCCGGTACGACCCGCAAGTTGTCGTGTGAGGTCGCTAACTCCTGCGGTTTGCAAGAATTCGGGGAGGTCTTCATTAAGAATAGTAATGTTGCTCATTTTCAATTTTCCTTAGAACGTCTAACTACCACGGTGTATTCACTTTCGACATTTAGCCCCTTGGGGTAAAGGTCTGGATTCTCAGCAAGAAAGTCTTTCATGTTTGTTTGATGAAGTCGTTTCTCTAACAGGCCAAATGCTCCGGTCTCTTCAATAAAACCGTAGATTGAATCCCAATCGTTCGTCCAATACCGTGACTTAATTGAACGCATGATCGTGCCATGTGGGGTGCGAATGCTGTCGGCATTCATGTCTTTGCATACGTCGAGCATTTCTTGTGCTAACACTTTCATTTGCTCTTCGAGGTCTTGATCTTCGGCTTCAAAGATTTTCTTATTAGCCGCTCGCTTGTCGCGTATCTTGATATAGATTGCTGTCAATCTGTCCAAGTCTACGGAGGTGACTTTGTCTTCAACTTCTTCCATCTGATTCTCCTAATTATTAAATGTGTTGCAGTGACAGTTCACATAAAGCAGTGTGATTGTTTCAAAACATTTACAGTCAGCAACGGCGCTAACCCATTGCCCATCACTGCAACACAACTCTAATGTAACACAACATTTGACATTGTCAAGGGGTGTCTATAAATTCTTCTCTGTACAAATCAATTATTTTGTTATGGTTCGCTACGTTGTTACGCAACAAAGCATATAAACGCTTCTCTGTTGGGCTTCCGTGTATGTGTACGATAGTCATTGGATTGCGTTGGCCGGGCCTGTCGATGCGTGCGTTTGCTTGCAGATACGTTTCAACACTGGAGGTGGGAGCGTACCAAATAACAGTGTTAGCCGCAGTCAGTGTTAACCCGTGTGATGCCGCTTGCGGTTGAATCACAAGCACTTTAGGGTCGGTGCGTGATTGGAACTCTTTGACTATCTCTGCGCGTCTGTTAGCAGATACAGCCCCGTTAATGACATCACATGTAATGCCGTTCTTAACTAAGTATTTGGTTAACAACTCAATCGTGTGCGTGAACGGAACAAACACCAACACCTTGTGGCTTGACTCGTCAATTACTTCCTTAATTACTTTGAGGCGGTCGGTTACATCAAACTCAATCACTTCGCCTGTGTCTGAATACACTGCACCGCCTGAGATTTGCAAGAGCTTGTTGAGCTTTACTGCGGCGTTGATAGCTGTAATCTCTTCTCCTGCTGCCTCAATTAACATCTGCTTCTTGAGTATGTTGTAGTACTTCATCTGCTGTGGCGAAAGTGGAGCCTCTCTGTCGACTGCTGTAACCTCGGGCAAGTCAAGGCAGTCGGCTTTTTCAAAGCGAATAGCAGGCTGAAGTATCTTGTGTACAGTTGCTTCCGCAGTGGGCTTAGGTATCCACCGGTAGTCGCTGATCTTGTGCATGACTGAATCGCGGAACTGACCAAAGAAAGGTGACACGCCCTTGGGGTTTACAAGCTTTGCCAATCCGTAAGCATCCACAGGTGACTGAGCCGCCGGCGTTCCAGTTAACATCCACAAGCCTTTGACGACCTTGGTAATGTCACGCATGGTCTTCCATCTGTCGGTCTGTGCGTTCTTGTACGCAGACGCTTCGTCAATCACAATGAGATCAAACCCACCCGCAATGATTTCTTTCTTGACGATCTCAACGCCATCAAAGTTAATGATGACAAACTCGGCAAGCCCGTTAAGGATTTGCTTGCGCTTCTCTCTTCCACCGTGCGCTACGGCTACTGTGCGATGCAGAGCAAACTTAAAGAGATCTTCTTGCCATGCGGCCTTCATCACCGACAGTGGGCAAACAATAAGCACTCGGCTAACTACTCCAACTTTCATCAAATAATCCACCGCCCAAATCACTGATGCAGTCTTGCCTGTGCCCTGCTCATTAAAGCAAAAGCTCTTGCGGTTACTGATTAAAAATTCAGCGGTGGTCTTCTGATGCTCGAACGGGGTGAAGCCGTGGGGTCGCGGCCAGTCATACTCTGATAGGTTCATTTCTTCTTACGTTCCTTGGTGCTTGTTTCAGTCACCAACTTGTGTTGTGAGTTACGCTTGAACGAACGATTGGCTGTTGGGGGTTGCACCTTCGTGCCATCCTTGTTAGCGCCACCTTTACTCAGCGCTTTAACGTGGGCAATGTCTTTGCCTTCTCTCGAATCAGCAGTGCCATCTTTGTTCTTATCAGGGTTCTTTTTGTCGTACTCATTACGGGCACGCTGACGCTCCATCCGATCAGGCAACTCACCACGGGCAACTTGCTGTTGGTATTCCTTTTTGTAGGGGCGGGGTTTGTTTACGTAAGGCATAGTTCATCCTTTGTTGTGTTCACATTGTTTAACCGAGCACCACTTACATAGTGGGCCTGTCTTGGGGTTCCACACCCCGCTCATGAATGCACCTTCAAGTCGCTCAATATCGGGCAGTACTTTCTGTACATACACAGACTTCATTTTCGCATCATGTTCTGCTTTTACAAACTCTTTACTGACTACGAACATAAGCGCGGACTTAACACGCTCGATCTCGGGGTACTTAGCAAACAAAGCAGTAGCAATTAAGTCTAGCTGACCCATGTCGGCATAGCGTGCGTTCTTGCTTGTCTTATAGTCAACCGAGTAGGCTAGCTTCTTCTCGCGGTTTAAGATGACCAAGTCGGCAATTCCATGCCACCATACGCCCTCGGCTGAGAACTCGCAAGGCTCTAGGTCTTTGGTTAGTCCTAACTTTACCTCGCAATGCTTCTCCCCGGGGATGGCGTTTAGTCTATCTAGAGAAGACTTAATGTACGCAAACTTCTCTGGTATGGGCGTGCTATCTCGAATGTATTCCTCGGCAACTGTGTGCATCTCCTTGCCGTACAGCGTAGCGGTTGTATCGCCCTCGATTACATCCTTGGCAACCTTGGTGTGATAGTACTTCTTAGGGCACTGCTGAAAGGTCTTGAGACTACTGAATGACCAAATTAACTGCTTCATATATTGTCCAACCCTTTTGTGTACTTCTTCCAAATGTCTTTAGCGCACATGCCCCACAGATCGCCTACCAATTCCTTAAGCTCTTGGTACATCTCGGGCTTGTGTACCTTCAAATTTATAACCCACGTTGCATCTTGAAGCGCGGGTTTAAGTTCTTGCCACAACTCCTTCTGTTCAGGAGGCATGGTCTTTTCCCTGTAGTGCATTCGCTGTCGGCTTTCTATTTCTTCTTGCCATTGTTTTTGTCGCGCTTCAGCCTCACGCTTCTTTTGTTCGGTTGTCTTGTAATACTCGTTAGCATAAAACTGCCTCAATATCTCACTACGAAATGGATGCTTCATCTTGCGCATGGCTCTAGCTTCGATCTGCCTGATGCGCTCGCGTGTTACGTCAAACCTGCTACCAACTTCTTCCAAGGTGTAATCGCAATCCAACTGAATACCAAACCGCATCCGCAACACTTTGGCTTCCCTTGGTGTAAGACCATCTAGCATCTCTTGCATGTACTCGGCTAACTCTACCTTGTATAGTTCTTCTTCGGGGTCGATGTACGGCTCGTCTTCTTCGGGTGGGCATGGTAGCTCGGGCAACATCGAATCTTCCTTGTACCCAAAGTAGTAATACGTCTCGCGCAGTTCTTTGCTAGTACCTACCATCGTGCCGTAAGGTATGGTGTGCCCTTTGTACGTGCTACCGTGTTGCCTTCTTTTAACACTGTCCATAGCTGTATCCAAACCCTGATTCGCAGTTGAGGGGTAAATCAAGTGCCCACTTGGGACGCACGCGCATACACATCTCTACATATTCTTGCGCAGTCTTAGCCTCGGCTGACGGCGCGATACAAGCAATCGCATCATGCACAGTCATCACAACCTTGTACTTCTTGGCAATCAGTAGCATCTGCTCACCAATCACGATACGGGCTAGGGCTTGGCAAACGTTCTCGATCACCTTACCGCCATAGATTCGGTTGGGTATAGTGGCTTTGCCCCGCTTGGTGTCGTAGACCATCTCGGCCTTGCCTTCCTCATTCTGAAGTATGCGCAGGTTCGGATAGCGCAGGTACAAACCATTGGGAAGTAAAACACCGCTGTTGCCATCTATCTTGAGGACGCCATCCCTGCCCAATCCCATTGCGCTGTTACGCAGTATGGCTTCAAGGGCTAGGCCCGCTTTCTTCCAAAGTGCAGTAATTTTCGGATACGTGGTGCGGTACGTGTCGATAATGCGTTTTGCTTCATCCAATTCAATCGCCACATTAAAGTTCTTGAGTTGCGCTTGGAACTTTGCCGCACCCATCCCGTACCCACAGCCAAGGATAGTGGTCTTACCCACAAATCTCTCGTCCTTCGTAATCTGCGAGATGTCCTTGCCATAAATAGCAGATGCCATGATTTTGTATACATCTTCACCCCGATCAAATGCCTCCACTAAGTCGTTCTGTTCCGCAAGCCATGCTAGCGTACGGGCTTCAATCTGCGATGAGTCTGAGTCGATCATCACGTACCCTGTTGGCGCATAGATAGCGTGTTTCAGGGGGGAGTTGCGCGGGATGTTTTGTAGGTTGAGCTTGTCGTCTCCGCCCCACCGCCCTGTGTGAGCGGCATAGTATCGCAAGGGAACTGGCATAAGTCCACGTTTGGCAATGCCAATGAACCTTTCGGTTCGTGTCTCCTCAATGGTCGACTTCGTGCCAAGGCGTGCGGCTACCAACGCTTGTACTGCGGGGTTGTCATGCTCAAGCAACGCTTTAAATTCTTCGTCCGTCTTAGAGAACGCATAAGTCTCTTTGCCTGTGGCTAGGCTAGTTTTCATTGGCGGTACAGCACCAGCGGCTTGCAACATAATCGCAAACTTTTGGTTGCTCATCATGTCTTCTTTGACAAAGGTTCCGAGCGCCATCGCCTTTAAATCTTTCACCGACTCTAAGTGGTCACCGAGTACTTGCAAGTCCAGCGCCAAAGACGGCTCTGTAAACATGCGTATGGTTAAGTCAATTAAGCGCAGCTCTACCCGTGGAAAATCTTTGCTCATGTTGCCAAACAATTCCCATGTCAGGGCTACATCGTTCATGCAGTATTCCCCATATCTCAGTAGTTGTTCAGGGGGAAAGTCGATCCGTCTCAGGCCAAGGGCGTTCTCAACTTCTGTACCCTTCTCACCGATGCCGTAGTACTGCGCTAGCACCTTGAGACTGCCCCCTACGTTAGTGCCATGCAAGGCTCTGCCCATAGACAGCGTGTCCAACCAACCCTTCGGTTTGATGTTGAAGTGCCAACTCAGGATTGCCCCATCGAATATGGCGTTGTGGGCTAGTGCCAGTGAATTTGCCCAATCGAATTGCTTGAGGTATTCGGCAGTCTGAACCATCGTTCCGCTGAACCATTCTGGCTCTCCATCATCTACCTGCACTGATACCCCTACGACATGGAACTCAGGGTCACGGATGTACTCTTCGGTAGTCTGCTTGGCAAATCCAATCTCGCGGGAGTAGAACGTCTCAAAGTCGATTGTAATGATTTTCATTTTTTGGCTAGCTTGTTTGCTAAGTTCCATTGCGTTGGGTTAAGTAACAGTTTCTTGGGTACTTCGTACTTCTGCATTGCACTCTCAAGCACACTTTTGTCGATTGAATTGCTTAGCTCCTTCCCAAGAATGTTCAACGCTTCGTTTGTAATTTGATCTATAGTAAGTGGCGTTCCAAGGTTATAGTTCTTTTCCCCAAACCTAACTTTTTCTTCCGGCTCGTCTAGTAGACGCTTCATAATGCCTTGGTCAAACCTAGAACGCATCATGCTCTTGTAGCCTTCAATCAATGCGCTCTGCTCTGCCTTGGTAAATAAGTACCAATCATCCCAATCCTTAACCCTGTTGCCACGTAATACGTCACGCATAAGGTCGGCAAATATACCGAACTTAGGTGGCTTGATGTCGAAGTCTCTCATAAAGTCCTCGGGGTTGTTCTCCATGCGCTCAAGCAAAATCTTAACGCCTTGGCTGAATTCTTTTTCAATTGCTTTCATTTCAAACTCACTTTCATGCACTCCGCGATTACGTTCTCAAGATACTGCATGTTGTCTTCGCGGATAATCATTGGATGCCCACCGCTACGCTGAATGTGGTCGAGGGCTTTGAGTTGGAGGGCTGTTGCTACGCCCTTGCCTGCCTTTGCTTCGATAGCTACAAAGTGGCCGTTAACGCAACATAGAAAGTCGGGGACGCCACTGCTTCCGTAGCCAGTACCGATAGGCATGGCGTAATAAATGTCGTGGGCTTTGAGGATTGCCTTGATCTTTGCTTTGACCTTGGCCTCGGGTGTGGTTGCCATCTAATACTCCAGTTGTTTATGGAGTTAATATAGCATGGCGTTTGACTTTGTCAATAGTACAGACGTAAAAAAGCCGCCCGTAGGCGGCTAGGATATACCCTAACATTGTTAGGTTGGTTTACTTCAGCGTGCTGATCTCGCGTGTCAGATACCACTGGGCTTTGCGCAAGTCTTCGAGCTTGTTGCCTTTGTGGTCGGCTCGGGTCAGGTACTTCACCACGTTGCCGATGTTGTAGTTGAGCTTCTTCGCTTCGATGAAGTCGATGGTCTCGATTCCACCTACTTTGTAATGGGCAGGATGGTTCACTGAATCGGGCGTGGGCTCGAACATATCAATCTGCATGGGCACATTGGATGAAGTAATGGACAGAGTTTTCCAATTAGCTATTGTCTCGTCCATAATTTTCTTATGCTCAGCCATCCCTTTCTTTATTTTGGGTAGCGTAAGCGTAGTCTTTACTACCTTGGCTTTCTTCTTTGCGTTCCACAGCACTGTGTATACGTACTGAAGTCCAACACCGATAGCCTCGGCTACCTCCTTTGGTTTGGCTTTTGGGTTCTTGGCTACATACGAACGCACTTGTGCGGCTTTGGTTACTTTTTTAATCATGGTTTTACTCCTGTTTGGTTATTAACGTACTCAGTAAGAACTTCTCTCATCTTGGCTTGCTTTGACATTGGATGGTTGGTGTCGAAATAATCCATCACCTCCTTCGGTAGTCGCAAGCTCGTGCAAGCTAGTGCGGGTTTCTTACCAAGCCCCCGCCCCTTGCGTTTCTTCTCTAACTTCAAATACTCAATTCCTGTGGTCAAAATGTTGCCTCCTCATAATCCTGTTGTGGTTTCTTTGGTTTGGGGAATCGCTTGGGGTCGAGTCGTGTGAACGGCCACCACGCCATTAGCTCCTCCTGAGTCAGCACCTTGTTTGACAAGGTCTTCGTAGTATCCTTTTGGGTACTTTGCTTTTTTCTTAACATGTCTTCTCAGCCAGTCGGCTCCTCCTAATTCTTTAAACATAAGCCACTCAATATCAGACATTCGCATGTTGCGACCTTTAAGTAGCTCGGGCGGTTTAGGTCTTGGCATTATCTTTTCATCCCCCGTACAAATACAGCAAAGGACGCTGACGTATCACCAAAGTTTCTCATCTTGTCAAACTCAAGGGCTACTTCCTCAAGCACTTGGTTACGCTGAGATGTGGATACGAAAATTTCAAAGTGATACGGCTGTCCCTTCTTCATCTCGGCTTCATGCGCAATGCGCTCGAACTCATCGTCTTCGTCTGTGTGTATCATGTACCCTCCAGTACTTCAAAGATTACTTTCTTGATTTTTGAGTATGCGTCTGCTTTGGTATACGGCATCGTAAGTATGTTGTCGATTTCACACAGAGCTTCATAGTACTCAGTACCTCGTATTGCATTTTGTAGTTTGTACTCGTCATCGGGATATGCAAACTCAAGTACGGCTTTCATAAGCGGCCCCATGCGTTAACAACATAAGTAAGCGGGCCTTACGCCACGTTCTACGTACGTCAGTTTGTGAAGCATTGCGATACTTAAACTTTGGGTCAGTACACAACCTTAGTGGGATTGCTTTGGATTGATATTTAATTTCATCATTCATTTGGATTCTCCTAACATTGTTAGCCTGTTTGTTATGCCAGTTCCCGCTCTGCGGTAAGTAAGACAAAGACTTCGGTAGTGGCTCGGCAACCCACACCTTCGATCATCTGCTCAGGCTCTACTAACTTCAACATACCTAACTTACCTCTCATATCAAGCGGGAGCGTATTATCATCGTAAAGTTGTACTTCGTCACCTGTTTTAACTACGTACTTTCCATTAGATAGTAAGACTAGGCTCGTACCCTTATCTGATTTGAACTTGCTCTCTATGTCAGTAACAGTAAGCATCTCAGCTTCCGCCTCTCGTAGCTTGGCTAGTTGGTGCGCCTGCCCACTGATTACTGCATACTTCTTAAATTCGTCAGGGTGTTGTATAAACGCAAACGCTTTCATAAGCGGTACTAGACTATGCAAAACACTCTGATGGTCTCCACGCTTGCGACTCGTTTGCCTACTGATAGTTCGGCTAGCTTCTGCATACGCTTCGTTCATACGCTCAGCTACACTCTTGTTGCTGAATGTTTTCTTGATAGCGGCTAGGGCTTTCTTAGCATCCTTAGTGCGATACGCGCCTACACGCTCACGCTCATTCCTGATCGTATTGCTAGTGATAGAGAATATGTGACCACCCGCATCGTAGCGATAGTCTCGGTCGATCTTGCCAATCTCTTCCCCATCTTTGAATACTGCGAACTTAGAAACTGTGATCCGTGGGCGATTGTTTGCGGTCTCACTTGTTTTTGTTTGCCCTTCGTTAAGGTTTCCATAATACTCATGTACTTTGAACTCCCATGATGGGTTCTCGGTGATGACCTTCCACATGATCTCATCTAGTGGCTTCTCCACCTTAAAGTCAAAGTCGGTTTTACGCCTACCATTCAATAGCTTGTCGCTAAAGGTGACGTTACTCAATGTCATTGCTGTGCTTGCATCCATGATCTACTCCTCACCATTCAAACTTCTTAATGATTGCATCTACCTTGGCTTTCACCTCGGTGCGGTGATGCTCGTCTTCCTTGATTGCATCTATGTTAGTACCTAACATTGTTAGCTCTAGTTCCTTGCGTGCTTCCTCCAACTTGGGGTCGTTGGTGATATTCATCTTAGTAAGCAATGAGCAAAGCTCTAGCGGGTTGCTCACCAATGTGTCGTGGTAACGCTTCTTACCACCCGATGTGTCGTCGAGTTTCTTAGACATGCCTACTAGCATTTCATGCAAGCGCTCCCATGGCTCACGCATAGCGTCAGCTAGCTTGTTGTCTTGTTGTGCATTGAACTCAGCTCGCATCTCCTCTAAGTCATTCGCAGGTATGTCTAAGCGAAAGTCACCCGCCTCCGGTACAGGCTTAACTGTTCTACGAAACCCAAACTTCAGCTTCACATCCTCAAGCTCGGGGTAGTCCTCGGCTCTGTACATCTTGCCTAGGTGCGTAGGTGCATCCTTCACTAGCTCAGGGTAAGCATGAAAAAATGAGCCACACATCGCATCGAACGTCTGCTCGTATGCGTTCATGGTCTGCTTGTATTCCATAAACAAGGCAGTCGGCAACATACGCTCGCCCTTGTCTGCCCATGGTAGCGTTCGCTGATTGTGATAGAGCCTAACCTTGGCGGCAAAGTTCTCGATCTCCTTACGCAAGTTAGTACCCGCGAATAGGTTCTTATGGACACGCGCCGCGTCTACTACTGCTGATGCGTCAGTATTCACTTGCGCTGTTGTGTCGCGGTCTAGCTTTGATGCAGGCCAAACGCTGATGTTCAATTCCACTAACACTGCTGATGCACTAATACTCATTTCAATTCTCCTGTGGTTTACCGGCTAATCTAGCCATTTGGTACTTGTTGTCACTTACAATTTGCATACTGAAGTTGGTTTCGTTTGCATACACATGGTAGGTATACGTCTCAGCCATACCCATCTGCTTGCGCTTGTCGTCACTCCACCATTTCTCTTCGTACACTTCTGCGCTTTCTAAGACTTCTACCAACTGCATAGCTTTATCTTTGGGCAGAATGTACTTCCTGTATCCAATATCAATTACTACCATCTTGTCTCTCCTAATCCATGATATGAATCGTTTTGCCATTGTCAGAAACAGCATCATTGCCTCCTGTGATTACCCACATAGTCGGTGCTGTCCACTCGCTACCCCAGTTCGGTACATAGCCATCGGTCAACACGATGATGCACTCGGGCTTGATGTTCTCTTCCTTGAGATGTATGGATACGCAACTAGGGTCAGTGCCCCCGCCACCCTTGGGTTTGGTTGAGCTAACAATGTTAGATACTTCCGCACCCTCATACTTCTCATGCCCTGCGACTGCACCATCCCAATAGATAAGATCAACCATCTCGGGGTTGACTTCCTCAGCCACGCCTTTCACCTCGGCTAAGAATTCGTCAAGCTCACGCCCACCGATGGAGCCCGATGTATCTATGGCTACTACGATGTGTCCAACCTTCTCACCGATCATGCTCGGCATATACATACCGGTAGATAAGTATCTGCGGTTGACTCTGCGCCATGACGATGTGTCCTTGTTTGCGCATGTAGCTTTCACATACTCGCGTAGTTCCTCACGCCAGTTGATCTTGGGTTGCAAGTGTTCATCAATCTCACGCCCGATACCACCCGCACCTTTGCCATGTGCTTTCTCATGCGCCATGACACCCTGACGAATAGCTTGGTCGATCTCACGCTCAAGGGTTTTCTTCTCCTCCTCGGTCATCTCCTTCGCACCATCCCAATCGTGTTCATCAATACCATCACCACCGCCCCCGCCTTCCTCATCTTTGAGTAAGTCGAATATCTGCTTAGAGTTCATGCCCTTGTACTGTGGGTCATACAGTCCCATGCGCTCACCCTTCTTCGCACCATCCTTAAATCTAGGCATGGCAATCACATCCTCGTTGGGGTCGAGTTCATGGAGCATGTAGTTAATAACGTAGTCACAAGCACTGTTGGCACGGCTTGAATCCTCGTCATGTAACTTACGCCATGTGGTTAGATGCCGATACATTTTGTGTGACACCTCATGCGCCACGACAAATGCCAACTCTTTGTCTGACAAAACAGATACGAACTTACGCCCATACTTCTCGTCTCGTCCGTTGGTACACGCAGTCGGTACGTCATCCGCTACGCTAGTACGACCAACCATCATTACGCCTTGGAGTAAAGCGAACTTAGGATTACGCATGAGCGTGATCTTAGCCTTCTGTAATTTACGTTCTTCTAACATTGTTATCCTCTTCGTTTAATATGTTTACTAACTTCTGACACACATCTCGGTCTTGATGTTCGAACAAAGTCTTGCAATCTTTCGAGTCGTATACACAGTACCCTCGTACATACAAAGTACCATTCTCAAGGTCGGTCACCCATCGTGCGATGTACCTACCTCTACGCAATAGGTCTTCGGGGTGCAGTCCATTGAACGCCATTACAGTAAGTCATGGTTCTTAGCCACCCAATCAGCGAACGCCTTGCAACTGAACGCAATGCTCTGTTTGCTTGGTGTCTTGGCTATGTTGATAGCGAACACTGCTTGCCACTCGGCATCGAACCTCTCCAAGTACTCCATGAATGGGGCAATGGTTGTCTTGTCTACCCGAGCGATAGCACCGAATACCACAATGGCACATGCACCGGCTGACGTAGGTATTGCCGTTGTCTTAGGATGTGTGATCGTTGACTCCCATGTCGGCAACTGATCTGAGAACTCAATGTATGCTTGCATATCCCGAGCGGCTGACTCACCCACCGCACCGGACAAAGCCGCAATCACAGTCTCAGGGTCGTTATCTTTGCGTGACCTAACAATGTTAGATGCAGTTTCTAGAGAACGTGGAGACACGAACGCCTTCTGAGAGTTCTTAGGGTTAAAGATGTAGGGGTTGTCGCCTTGCCCTGCGTCTGTGTAGCTCGCCATTGCATGAGGGAATCGGTTGACCCACGCAATCACCTCGGGCTCGATACCCTTACCAATAGCCCACTCAATCCACTGCTCGGCATCGGGTTTGCTGATCGTTACGGGAACCAGTCGGTTACGGCTATGCGCTTTTAGGTTGTCGCCCACGCCATCGGTCGATAGGTTGCCAGTAAGAAAGACAATGGTCTGTCTGTCTCCATCGGTCGGTAGTGGAATGTCGCCTAGTCTAGGGTTAGCCTTCTCTAGCATAGGGTGAAGCATGTTCTTCACGGGGTCTGCGCCCTTTGAAAATTCGTCAAGCATGATGACAAGGGGTTTGCCTTCATGAATCTTGAACCTAGCGTTAGGGTAGTAGCGGGTAGTCTTGGAGTCATGGTCGATGACCGGCATGGCAATATCGCCCAAGTCCATGTTGGGTACGTCAATGTATGCGTACTCATAACCCAAGCCGTTAGCAATACTCTCCAATAGGGAAGACTTGCCGATACCCGGCTCACCTTGTAGGAGAAAGCGAGTAGTAGGATTGGTGCGAATCAGGTTCGCGGCTTGTTTCAGGGTAATTGATTTACCGAATTTGATCTCTGACATTTCTAATCCTTCTGATTTAAGTTACTGATTTTCTAATATACCTAACAATGTTAGGTCGGCTAATCTGACGTAGTTCTCCCACATCAGCTTATATTATACCACAATGTTATGGTAAAGTCAAGTCCTTTCGTCATGGGTCTGACTAAAGAATTACTAATCTTTCGTTGGCTTTCTGTGCCCGATCAATCTCTTCTTGCGATGGCATCTTCGTTACGTATGCTTCGTACTTGTCGTTGGGCAACTGATTCGGTTTGAGTGGTCGCTTCTCGATCATCTCCTCGCTGTGCCATTGCATCATTACCTTGTCCAGCATCCGCTCAACTGCGCCTACTGGAATATCCACAAGCATGTCCTCTCCCACCAGTGGGTTGCGGTGCGTGTACGGCATGGACAGGGCTAACAATGTTAGGGTCATGCGGTAATAGTTGTCGACCTTGCCCTCCTCGGGTTGGTCATCGCGTATCGCTGCAAAGAAACTACTGCACTGTCTAGTGTATGCAGACCACATTGTCTCGGAGTTCTCTAATCTGTCAGGCGAGTTAGCCACAAACGACAAGCATCTGAACCCCTGCGGCTTGAACTCCATGAGCTTCACAGATTCGAGTGCGGGTTGCCACACTTGCTCGGTTCTGCCTTGACTCCTCCCGCCTTGCCACACCCCCCGCTCTTTGTACTCGTAACCAATGCTGTCGGCAATCTCCATCATGGACATCTGAATGATGTTGTTATCCACGTTCTTGCGCAGTGACAGAAAGCCGCCAAAGTACTTCATGAAGCCGGAGTATTGAGACCTAACAATGTTAGATGCCTTGCGGTTAACGTAGTGTGAGTAAACAACTTCTTTCTCATGCACGCTCAGGCACTCGCCTTCACAACTTAATGTGAGCGAGCCGTTCTGTTTAAGCACATGGCGTTCACCATCAATGATGATGCCCACCTTCTTGCGGTCTAGCCAAGCGGGTATATCTAGCACCCGCCCAATCATCCCTGACTCCATCAGTCCCATGTACTTAGGCGTGATGATGATCTTGTTGTCGGGCGTGTAGGTCAGCAGGGGCGAGCGGTAACTAAGCAACTCGATGTTCCCATTCTCACCTTCTCGGATTGAATAGATGTCAATGTCCTCGCGTCTGCCGAGCGGTATGCAAGGGGTTGGGTTGTCGCGGTCGTACTTGTCGCGTGTCTCGGGTTTGCGCCCACGAATGGGTTTGGTTTTCTTCAGGCGTGCCATTGCATCTGCGTGGCTACGGACAATCGGCAAATAGTAGGTTGAGGCATGAAGCCCCGTCTGTCTTTCTTTCATGATTTACTCCATTAGTTCTGATTGCGCACGCAGGCGCAGGGCTTTTACGTTCTTGAGCGTGGGGTACTTCAGGCAGAAGCGCTCCCTTGCTGTGCTTATATCTTTAGCCTCGGCAATCTCGGTCACCCAATAGCCAAAGCGGTTACTCCATCCTGTCATTACGTATTTAGATAACATCATGGTCTCCAATAAAGTAGGTCAAACAGCACCACAATTAAACCGAGCAGGAACACGACCCGCTCTAGCTTCTCCCATTTAGATAACATTGTTAGCCTCCGCTAGAGTAATCAGTTTGTCGTACTGTTTCCATGCCGCGCACACAGGGCACAGGGGTTCGTAGTCAGGGCAACGCTCGCCCCAATAAAACTCAACTGCCTCGGCAAGTGCATTGTTTAGGTGATCTTTGTACTCGGTGACCTCTAGGTCGTGTAAGTGTTTACCCATATCAGCCCCTCAGTTCTTTTTGGTTGGTTTGCTTGAGTGTTACCCGTGCGCTCGCAGGTGTAACGAGTTGGTAGTTACCCTTGCCGTATTCCTGCACTACGCACCAACTCATGCGTTCCATGCGTGCGGCTTCTTCACCGCAGAATAGGCAGACTCGGTAGCCTAGTGACCACCGCTCGCTGTGTATATCGTCACCGCAGTTGCGGCACTCTCTCCAATCTGACATATCTAACCTCTCTAATTGAACTCTAATGAAAAGCACCTAACAATGTTATGTGCCGGTGTGTAGATGGTTTTATCCCATCTAACTTATATTATACCACAAAGTTATGTCAAAGTCAAGTTCTTTAGTCTTGGGCAAGACGAAAGGTAATGTTATAAAGTTACGTTATATTTTAAGTGGGGTCAGCAGTAGGGTTATTAGGAAAGTGGGTGTTGCTTAAAAAATAGGCAGTGTTATGGAATTAAGCTGTGGTGCGTTATATTATTTGGGAAATGTAACGAAAAAAAGGCAAAACGTAACGTGAAACGTAACGCAAGGTTCTCCTCTGTGGAGGGGTGTTTTTTAGGGTAATGTTATAATGTTATGTGTTTTTTAAGAATGAATGAATGGTCTCCAAAATTATTTGCGTGGTATGATTTGCGCTTCTGAGACACTTCACTGCTTCAAAACTTTCGGGAGGTCGACACCCATTCGGCTCAAAACGCGTAACATTGTAACTTTCTAGGTTTCATGCGGGTTCCCAGCGTTTTGTAACGTAACATTACCCTTTTTTCCGTAACATTAGACGTAACATTGCCCAAAACAACATAACATTGTTAGGCTCACTGGCTATCACCGCTTTGAGAACTGGTATAGAAAGGGCTACTCTGAAATGCCTAACTTTGCAGATCGACCTCATTGGCTATCACCGCCCCGAGAACTGGTATAGAAAGACCTCGATCAAAAAGACCTAACAATGTTAGGTCAAGCAGACGCAAAAAAGCCCGCTCAAGGCGGGCTCAGGATGGGGTAAGGGTTTCCCCTTACCTTGGTTTAGTCTTGAATTGTAGTTAAGTCGATACCCATTGCGGTGAGTGCTGATGCAATATGCGTTTGGCAATCACGTTCTTTGTCGCTGAGTGAATCAGCGTTCTTTGTGGCTTTGTAGAGTGTCGTCAATTCCTCGACCAAACGTAATGTCAGCGAGCGGTTTTGTCGAGCACCTACGCTAGAATCGGTTGAGCCCTCGGTTTTCTCTGGCGTGCCCTCGATGTGCTCTTGTGCATACTTACGAACGCGTGCCCATACTGTCGAAGGGTTTGTGTGTTCTGCTTCGTTCAAAGCTTTGAACAATGCTTTTTTCTCGGCATGTACTTGCTTCGCATCCTCACCCTTGTCATTGTGTTCGACAAGATACCATTCAACCGGTAACACATCACACAATTTGTGGGCATAATCGCGCTCTGCTCCGTATGCACGTTTGACGGCATCTGCAACACCCTGACGCAAAGCTTCGAGGGTAACTGTGGACACTTGAGTAACTGTAACATTTGACATGATCTTCTAACCTTCTAATGAAACCTAGTAAACAGACTAGGCAACTGAGGCAAACTGATTTTGTTTGCTTGAATATATTATACCACAAAAAAAGGGCAAACTCAAGATTCGCGTGAACAATAAATATGGAATTTATATAACATTGTTAGATCATTTAAAAAAGTTAAAAGGTGAAAGGGTACGGGAGGGGAGGGGAACAAAGAGCCAAAGAGGAATCCTAGAAATACCTTACACACTGAGTTGCTCACTCGATACTCATTTTTAAAAATTGAATACTTAACCCCACTCCTGCGTATACAGAACACCCCCCGGGTCTAAGTAAAAACCCTAATCACAAAAAATTTTTGCAAAAATTTAAAAACGATGTTACATTTCAGCCTTCATTACTCATTGGTGCGCTTACCCGGTGATTAAAATAGAACCTACTGCGGAACATCCCATTCCTTTTGACGTATCCGAAGAGTCTCCAAAGACTCAGAAGGATGCCATTGCCATTGCTGTAAATACTGCTGACCTCATCAAAGAGCTCGGTGGTGGAATCGACTTCAACGAGAAGGATGGTAAGCAGGTAGTTGATCTGGTTACTAAAGCAGCCAAGACACCCAAGCACATCAAGTCATCCGGCCAAGCTGCGGCGGCTGCAGCGATACTAAAAAAGTACGACTTTCAAGCCATTGCTGATGCACAGCAAGCACGTAACTTAATCACAAACAAGCTAATCGAACTAGCTGACTGCGGCGACCTGAAGATTGAGATCAAAGCTCTTGAGCTACTCGGCAAACATTCAGACATTGGAATCTTTACTGAACGCAGTGAGATTACTGTGCACCACACAACATCCCAGTCTCTTGAGAATTCAATCAAGGAACGGATCAAACGCTTGCTGCACAGCGATATAACAGACATAACACCACTCGACGACTTGGATGCGCAGTTAGGAACGCCCAACACCGCAACGCACCACACTGGCCACCAAACAAATCTGGATACTGAAGAATATACAGAAGACGAAACCCGCGAAGACGTACTGGAAGAATCTAAAGATGAGTGACGAGCATATCTCACTGAAAGACTTAGAAGGGCTGGTCGACACGGGCAAGCTTACGGATACTGACCTGCGTGTACTAGAGAAGCAGCTAATACATCTGGAAAAGCTCAAAGCTCGTGAGTTATCTCAGGAAAAGTTCATTCAGTTTACAGCCCGAGTCTGGCCAACCTTCATTTCGGGTAAACATCACAAGCGGATGGCTGAAGCTTTTGAAAGGGTAGCCCGTGGAGAATGTAAGCGTCTCATTATCAATATGCCTCCTCGCCACACTAAGTCAGAGTTTGCCTCTTACTTACTACCTGCTTGGTTTTTGGGCAAATTTCCTAACAAAAAAGTAATCCAAAGCTCAAATACGGGTGAATTAGCGGTCGGTTTTGGTCGAAAAGTGCGAAATTTGGTGGATTCTGAGGTTTATAGCGAGATATTCCCCGAATTACAGCTACAAGCTGACTCAAAAGCGGCTGGAAGGTGGAATACCAGCAAGGGTGGTGACTATTTTGCGATTGGTGTGGGGGGTACAGTGACCGGTAAGGGTGCTGACCTGCTTATTATTGACGATCCACACTCAGAACAAGAGGCTGCACAGGCAGCTAGTAACCCAGACATCTACGATAAGGTGTTTGAGTGGTACACATCTGGCCCTAGACAGCGTTTGCAGCCGGGTGGGTCGATTGTTATTGTGATGACACGCTGGTCACAGCGAGATTTGACCGGTCAAGTGCTTAAAAACGCGGCTTTAAGGGGTGAAAACGACTGGGAAGTGATTGAATTTCCGGCTATTTTGCCCTCTGGAAACCCGCTTTGGCCTGAGTTTTGGAGCAAAGAAGAGCTCGAAGCACTGCACGAAGAACTGCCAAACGCTAAGTGGCAAGCCCAGTATCAACAGAATCCTGTTGGAAATGAGTCAGCAATTATCAAGCGCGACTGGTGGAAGATATGGCCGCACGAGACAGCGCCTAGATGTGAATATATTTTGCAGACATGGGACACGGCGTTTGAGAAAACACAGCGGGCTGACTATTCAGCCGGCACAACTTGGGGCATCTTCAACTGCGAAGAGGATGATATGCGCCCAAACATCATTCTTTTAAACACTTACCGCAAGCGTGTGGAGTGGGTAGATTTGAAGAAGGATGTATTGAGAGAATACAACGAGTGGGAGCCAGACGGCATGTTGATTGAGAAGAAGGCCACGGGTGGCCCGCTCATTTATGAACTGCGTGCTATGGGCATACCTGTGCAAGAATTTACGCCGGGTAAAGGGCAAGACAAAATTGCCCGCTTGAACGCAGTATCGGACATAATTGCTTCTGGGAAAGTGTGGGTTCCCGATACTCGTTGGGCTGAAGAATTGGTTGATGAGATTGGGGCGTTCCCGTCAGGCGAGCATGATGACTTGGTTGACGCGACAACACTTGCTTTAATGCGTTTTAGGCAAGGTGGATTCCTTCGACTTCCTAGTGATGAACTAGACGAAGTTAGATTGTTTAAATCGGGCAGACGCGCAGCGTACTACTAAGGATTAATAATGGCTACAAGTTCAATTGAAAAAAGTTTATATGCAGCACCTCTCGGTATTGACGACATGGAGGAAATGTCTGAGATTGAAATTGAGATTGTAAACCCCGAGGGCGTAACCATTGGCATGGATGGTTTAGAGATAGAAATTGAGCCCGGTAAAGACAACGAAGGTGAAGAGTTTGACTCCAACCTTGCGGAGTTTATGGACGAGGGTGAGTTGCAGAAAGTAGCTGAAGACATCATGGGTGATGTTGAGGGGGACATTAACAGCCGCAAAGACTGGGTTGAGATGTTCGTCAAAGGACTAGACGTTTTGGGAATGAAGTATGAAGAGCGTACTGAACCGTGGCTCGGTGCTTGCGGTGTTTTCTCAACGGTACTCACAGAAGCTGCTGTACGGTTCCAAAGCGAGACTATCATTGAGACGTTCCCTGCTCAAGGCCCGGTCAAAACCGAGATCATCGGCGCAATTGATAAACTTAAAGAACAGGCGGCGGAGCGTGTCAGAGAAGACATGAATTACCAACTGACAGAAGTAATGTCAGAGTATCGCCCTGAGCATGAGCGCATGTTGTTTAACTTAGGTCTGGCTGGGTCGGCGTTTAAGAAAGTTTACTTTGACCCGTCCCTCGGTCGCCAGACTTCGGTGTTTATCCCTGCTGAAGACATCATCATTCCTTATGGTTCTTCTGGTGCTCGTACAGCAGAGCGCGTGTCTCACATCATGCGCAAGACAAAGAACGACATTAAGAAACTGCAAGTAGCGGGCTTTTATAAAGACGTTGAGTTGGGTGAACCTGCGCAGGTACACACAGACGTAGAGAAAAAGAAAGCTGACGAGCAAGGCTACAGCCTGACAGACGACGACCGCTATCAAGTCTACGAAATTCAAATTGACTACAACTTACCCGGCTACGAAGATGAAGATGATATTGCGCTTCCATATATTATTTCTATTGACAAAGGTACGAATAAAGTTCTTTCTATTTACCGTAATTGGGAAGAGGAAGACACTCTCAAAATTAAGCGCCAGCATTTTGTCCAGTACGACTATATTCCCGGCTTTGGTGCTTATGGTTTTGGTTTCATACATCTTATTGGTGGTTATGCCCGGGCCGGCACATCTCTTATTAGACAACTCATTGATGCTGGCACACTGAGCAATCTGCCCGGTGGCTTGAAGACCCGTGGCCTGCGAATCAAAGACGATGACACCCCAATCTCTCCGGGTGAGTTCCGCGACATGGACGTGCCCTCTGGCTCTATTCGTGACAACATCATGGCTCTGCCATACAAAGAACCATCACAGGTTCTGGCAGCGCTCTTAGCCACAATCACTGAAGAAGGTCGCCGACTGGGTTCTGTTGCTGACATGAAGGTCAGTGACATGAGTGCCAATGCGCCAGTAGGTACAACACTGGCTATCTTAGAGCGGCAGTTGAAGACCATGAGTGCGGTGCAGGCCCGCGTGCACTATTCGATGAAGCAAGAGTTTAAGCTCTTGAAGAACATCATCCGTGACTATGCTCCCACAGAGTATGAGTACGACCCAGCCAGCGGTGACCGCATGGCCAAGCAGTCTGACTACGATGCAGTGGACGTGATCCCAGTAAGTGATCCTAACAGTGCGACGATGGCTCAGCGCATCATGCAGTATCAGGCTGTGATGCAGTTGGCGCAGCAGGCTCCGCAGATTTATAACTTGCCTGTCTTGCACCGCCAGATGATTGAAGTGTTGGGCATAAAGAACGCTGACAAGCTCGTGCCCACAGTTGATGACGAAGCGCCTAAAGATCCTATCAGCGAGAACATGGGCTTCCTCAAAGGCGAGCCAACTCGTGCGTTTATCTACCAAGATCAAGACGCGCACATTGCTGTGCATACGACGTTCATGAAAGATCCGATGATCGCTCAGCAGATGGGTCAGAACCCCATGGCTCAACAGATGATGGCGGCGATCCAAGCGCACATTGCAGAACACTTAGCGTTCTCGTACCGCCGCAAAATTGAAGAGCAGATGGGCGTGCCGCTCCCACCACCCGGAGAGCAGTTACCAGAGCAGGTGGAGGTGCAGTTGTCTCAGTTGGTCGCGCAAGCATCCGCTCAGCTTCTCAATGCAAACATGGCTCAAGCTCAGCAAGCTCAGGCTCAGCAGATGGCGCAAGACCCGCTGGTGCAGATGCAGCAAGCTGAACTCCAGATCAAGGCGCAAGATGCTAAGACCAAGGAGCTCAAAGTTCGCGGTGACTTGCAGCTTAAAGCCGAAGAACTATCGCTCAAAGCACGCGAGAGCGCGGCCAGATCGGGTGAAGATCCAAACATGGCAGCGGCTCGTATGCAGCAAGAAATTATGCAGGCGCAGGAGTTACACGCCCTAGAAGTTGCAAATCAGCAACAACAGCAACAACAACAAGCGCAGCAGGCCCAGCAGAAGATGGGGCAGAGCGACGAGCAGCACAAGATGGCCATGATGCAGAAAATGATGCAAGCTCAACAACCGCCCGGTAAAGGATAAATATGGACAGAAGAATCCTAGATTTGCTCTCCTCTAAACTCGAAGAGCATCGTAAGAGTCAAGCTGAAGTTTTGTGTGATGGTAGCGCGAAATCCTACGATCACTACAAAGAACTGTGCGGTTTTATCCGAGGTCTCCAGACTGCGCAGTATGAAATAGGTGACCTCGTGCGTAAATTAAAGGACTCTGAAGATGACTGAATTTGATGTTAGTGCGGTGGACTTATCGGCGGTACTTAATGTATCTGCTGAAGAGAAAGCCAAACAAGTGCCTGATCCGGCCACATACCATATTTTGTGTATGTTGCCCAAGGCCGAAGAGGAGTTTAGCGAGACTGGAATTCTGAAGTCTGCTACTGCTATGCATCACGAGGAGCTTTTGTCTCCCGTGTTATTTGTGGCCAAGATTGGCCCCGATGCGTTTAAAGACGCCACCAGATTTCCGTCTGGCCCAAGCTGCAAGGTTGGTGACTTTGTGTTAGTACGTCCTAACACGGGAACCCGCATGAAGATTCACGGTACAGAATGGAGACTCATTAATGATGACTCTATTCAAGCGGTTGTACAAGACCCCCGTGGCATTCAACGTCCCAACTAAGGAGTAAACCATGGCCACAGAAGAATTTAAATTCCCTGATGAAATAGAAACTAAAGCCGACAAGGAAGAAAAAGTCGAGTATGAGATTGAAGGCGAAACGGAAGTCGAGGTAGTAGACGACACCCCCGCGCAAGACCGTGGGCGTAGCCTCATGGAAGATCCTCCCAAGGATTTTGCCGATGATGAACTAACTAAGTACGATGAAGGTGTGCGCAAGCGCATTCAGCATTTTACAAAGGGCTATCACGAGGAACGCCGTGCTAAAGAATCAGCAGAACGGGAGAGAGAAGAAGCTCTACGTATTGCGCACGCCGTGGTTGAGGAGAACAAAAAGCTAAAAGGCTCTTTGAATTCTAATCAGCAAGCCCTGTTGGAACAGGCTAAAAAAGTAGTTGGTAATGAGGTTGAAAAAGCCAAGGCCAGATACAAAGAAGCCTACGAAGCAGGTGACTCAGACGCTATTGTGGATGCGCAGGAAGCATTGATCTCCGCTAAATCTAAGATGGAGCGCGTGAACAATTTTAAGCCTGCCCCTTTACAAGAAGAAAAAACTGAGGTACAAATACCTCAACAAGTTACTACACAGCCAACGCCAGACCGAAAGGCCCAAGCTTGGCAATCAGAAAATAAGTGGTTCGGTTCTGATGATGAGATGACTAGCTTTGCTCTTGGACTCCACACCAAGCTAGTTAAATCTGGAGTTGATCCTCAGTCCGACGAGTATTACGAGAAGTTAAATTCTCGAGTTAGACAAGTTTTCCCAGATCAGTTTGAGTCTGAGAAACCGGTGAATGCGCCAACTTCGCCGAAAAGATCAAACGTTGCACCTGCAACCCGTAGCACAGCGCCTAAAAAGATCGTGCTTACGCAGACACAGGTGAATATCGCCAAGCGGCTTGGAGTTCCTTTGGATCTCTATGCACGTAAGGTTGCGGAAGAACAGTTAAGGAAATAAAATGGAAAAGTCAACACGTTTAGCACGAGAGCTCGATACCCGCGAGAAGGCGGAGCGCCCAAAACATTGGATGCCTCCCCAACTTCTACCCGATCCGAATCCGGAGCCGGGTTATGCGTTTCGCTGGATCCGAATTGCTTCGTTAGGTAAAGACGACGCCACTAATATTTCTGGAAAGTTACGCGAAGGCTGGGAACCCGTTAGGGCTTCTGACCACCCCGAGATTCGCATGTTTGGCTCTAGCGGCGACGCAAGGTTCCCAGACAGCGTTGAAGTAGGCGGTTTGTTGCTTTGCAAAACACCTGTGGAATTTACTGAGCAGCGTAATGCGTACTATCGCAATCAAGCGGAAGCGCAAATGCAGTCAGTAGACAACACCTACATGCGCGAGAATGATCCGAGGATGCCTATGTTTAAAGAACGTAAGTCCACGGTCACTTTCGGAAAAGGTACTTAATTTTTTTTTGGAGTCTTAAATGGCACTAACAGCTGCACCCTATGGGCTACGACCCATAAATCGTATTGACGGTATGCCCTATGCGGGCGCTACCAGTCAGTTTTTGATCGACCCTGCTGGCGAAGGTACTAACTTGTTCTATGGACAAGTCGTTATCATCGGCGCTGACGGTTATATTGCTCTGTCTACCGCTACCGGCGCAGACATCACTACCAATAACCTTGGTGGCGCTAACGTAGGTGCAATCGGCGTTTTCGTCGGCTGCTCTTACATCAACGCACAAGGTCAACAGATTTACGGCCAGTACTATCCCTCCGGCACAACCGGCGTGGTGACTGCATACGTAATTACTGACCCGTTTGTTACTTTCCAAGCTCAGCTTGACGGTTCTGCCGCTCAATCCGCTTTGGGCACTAACACTTTCTTTGCCGCTGTACAGAGCACTAGCACTGGTTCAACCCAGACTGGTAACTCAACCAGCGCTTTGGAGTCAACTGTGGTTACTACTGCTGCGGCCTTCCG